GGGTTCAACTCGGGTCTAAATATGTAAAGATGGTTGCTTCTGCAGCTCGTTACTCATTATCTCGTGAAAAGAAAAAAATTCAAGTCCCATCCAATTTACCGTTACCAGAGGACGTGGTTACAAGATTGGCTAAAATTGAACGAAACGTTGATAATATACGTTACGAGTATGACAATATTAAATTGTCAGCTGCAAACAGAAGAAACATGTCTAAATTAGAAATTAAGAACGTTGTTTTTGAACGCGATCAGAAGATTGATGCTGAACGGAAAAGTGATAGCTCATTATACCAGATCTGGCGGCTACTTAATTTAAACTCAACAAACATACCACCAACTTATTTATTAAAATTTAATAGACAGGCGAAACGGTATGCCATTGAGCAAGCAACAAACTTTAGAGTAGGTTTTCCTTCGACCCCTGAAGAAAAATCAATTATGAAGAAGATTGAAGATGAATACAGAAAAACAGCTAGACGAGCATTTTTAAATAAAATGTTCGAAGAACAATGTAAGAAATTTGTTTTATCTCCAAGTTCGTATGTTGCGCCGGATTTCGTGTAGCACGTAAAACATCTAAGAATGTTTCCAGATTTGAAGACTTCTTTGGTATTTGTTGTGACTTTTTGAAAAAGCATAGAAAAGATAGTTATTATGAACCTTTTTTAGGCAAACACGCTGAGTATATTAAAATCTTAAAAGATAAAGAAATTTTAGGGAGAAATTCACGAAGCGTTCACAGTAAAGCATCTAAGTCTGTTAGATCTGGAGATAGTGTTAGAAAGCAACTTTCCAGAAGAAAAGGTTTTGATTATGTTTTTAAGAACGGTCTTGTGACAGAGCGTGAAAGATTTTCGCCAACTTTCAAACATGATGGTGAAAATTCGTTTAGACATAAAAAGAAAAGTAACGTTCGTATTTCAACTAGAAAACAACGTTTCTTTAAACCTCCTGAGGTTGCAACTGATTTTTACCATCAGCATCAAAGCGTTTTTAAGAATTTTGAGGATTTTGATCTAGATAAACACGTTGTCGTGGAAGGTTGTTATGATACAAACAAGCACGTTTTAGCACAACAGGTTGATTGCAGAAACTTTAATGATACTGTGACTCCTAATGAAGAGTCATATTACATACTTAAAGATAGCATTCGTGACACAATCCGTAAACTTAGAATAAAAGAGATTGGTGATGTCAATATTTCAGATATTGATGATTTTGATTTTGATCTATCTACAAAACCTGGCTTTAGGTATGAACACTATCTTAAAGCAAACATTAAAAGTGATTGTACTGAAGTTGCCGTTGCAGTTGCAAAGGAAAGATACAGAGCAGTTGTTAAAGCAACAAATGAAGGTAGGTTTATTAGAAGAGATGAAATCATTCCAGGAATTTATACTATTGGTGCTAGAAATAAAAGAGAAGAAAATGCAGAAGACGGTGAAGTTGCTACTTCTAGAGCGATACACATGCCTGAATGGCATACTGAATTACACGCAGGTATATTCAGTGATCTAATTACAACTCAAATAGTTGAATTTGAAAGAGGTCCAATTTATATTGGTAATTCTTTCACTAGATTTGAACGATTTGAACAAGAGATGAACAAGTCCTGTGTTGCAATTGAGGGTGATTGGAAGAAGTTTGACGCTTCACTTTGTAACAATTTAGTCACAATGTCACTGTGCGTTTTGCGACTGTATTTCCCTCCTGGTTTATTGTACGATAACCACTTTCTTTCTATTCTAGATTCTCTTGTTATTAAAGATTATCATACTGTTGGTGGTAACGTTTTACGTATTTTACATGGACTCCCTTCTGGATCTAAATTAACTAGTTTAATTGGTTCAGTCATCAACTTAATAGTTTTGAATTATTGTTTCTCTTCAGTTAAGTACTTTGATAGATCCTTTGCTATTGGCGGGGACGACTTTGTAACTTTTATTCGGAGTTTTAACTATGATTTGGAAAGTTTGGAAAAAGTTGTTTATGAAAAGTCTTCCTGTATCGGAATGAATTTAAAATTTTTTAAAATTAAAAATTACAAGAACTCTAACGATATTCAGGATTATCCAGTGTTTTACAAATATACCGTTTTTCAAGGAAAGCCTGTTATTCCACTTGAAAATTTACTCGAAAGAGTGTTTTCTCCTTGGAATAAACGGTATAGTACAACAAGTAGAGTGCTCTCCTTCTTAGATGACATCTTGCCTTCTTTAGCGTATCCATCATCGGCATGTGTTTTGTTCTACTTATATTATCAGTACGTATATTATAGAGCATGCGGTGACATTTATCCTCTTCAAAAATTAGTTTTGAGGCATTACGTGTGCTACAATAGATTGAAGGGGATTAACGATGTTGTGTATGATATAAAGAATGTTTATCAAAAGAACAAAAGAAACGTCTTTATTATGGGTGTTTCTTTAAGTAAGTTTGAAAGAATTTGTTTCAACCTTCCTACATAGTTGATTTTATTTGAATTTATTTTTTTGTTTCCAGCGTAGTTTTAAACTACGTTGGAATCACACTGGACCGTTGTGTTCTGACGGTTTAACACTTTAAGGGTTCGACTCCCTGGCGGTCCACCTTTATCTGTCAAGGATGACAGTATAATTTTAATCCATTTACTTATAATAATACTTTTATGGTTAATCCTTATAGACGTTTCGGCATCATTCTTGCTGACGTTGTTTGGTATACTTTTCTCTTCGGTTCTATCTATGGAATTGGATTAATTTCTAGTTCATTGATATCAAAATTCATTAGAGCAGCTATTGCTCAAGAAGCCATGCGTAGCTTAAACAATAATAATAATGGTAATAATTTTACTGATGATGACATGTTTGAATAAAGATTATTTTTGTTTGTTCTTCATTTAATTTGATTTATATTTAAATTATTTTTATAGGAGTTTTGCTATGTGGGGGAGAAAAAGTATTGACGGTCTTGCGTTTGCTGGTTCTGAAATCATTAGTGGTTTTTGTGCGAGATTAGCTTCTAATTTTATCACATCTTTTAAGAAAGATCTTAACTCTGGTTACTTCAGTGACGATACTATAACTACCTCTCTGGATCATATTAAGGCTCAAGATAATTGTGATCCAGTTGGTGATGATTTTGAAGTTGGTGCAAAAGAGGCGATCTGTGATGCACTACGCAAGCAGAACGCTGATGCTGCACGAAAAGCCGTTGACGATGGGCAAACTGAAATAGCACGTCCATGGTGTATGAATCTTATTAAAGCTTCATGTACAATGATTTGTAGCTGTGGCCCAACAATAATCAAGGAAGCAACTTTCAACCTTCTTGGTTGTTAGTGTAATCGCTTTATTTATTTCAATTAAATCAAAGGTAGTTTAATGACTTTAAAAGATAACATATTTAATGATTTCACTTCAAGTGAAAAGATGAAGGAATTTTTAAAACGGTTCTCCGATTTAGATTTAGCTTCACACTACTCATTTGCAGAAGAAGCAAATTGCACTTTATCAGATCCTGACAGTGTTGCAGAGTTTATAAAGAGTACTAATACAATAAAGTTTAGATTTAATGATGACAACACTCTTTATTATTCATTAAATGATGACGATGAAGAGATGTTATTTGACATTGATGTTGAGAAATCATTTGTCACATCGAACGAGTGGTTATATGACAAACTTTTACCTGTTAGAACAGTATTCCCTAATGCGTCATTCGCTGAACTATATGGTGAAATGGTTTCCTTTTTTACTTGTGTCGTTATTGCGAGCGTTTTTGGTGGCGATTTTACAATCAGCCTTCTTGAAGTTTGTGAAAGTTACGATTTTAGAAATTGGAGACCAAATGATGAATTAGGTGAAAGTTTTGACGATTTAAGTACGTCATGGGTTCAACTCGGGTCTAAATATGTAAAGATGGTTGCTTCTGCAGCTCGTTACTCATTATCTCGTGAA